TGCCACAATATACAAAAGAGATCACGGAGTATTTGATATCAATGTTACAAATTATACATAGAGTGCATGATGCAGGTGTAGTTCATCGTGATATTAAACCTGAAAATTTTATGTTCAGCATAGAAACAAAAAAAGATGGAACTATGGAGAAAAAATTAAATATTATAGATTTTGGACTTTCGAGATTCTACATGAAGGGAGATAAGCATGTGACAAATACGTATAATAAGACGATCGTGGGGACGTTACGTTATATCAGTAAAAATGTTCATAACGGAGAGGTGTATTCAAGACGGGATGATATAATATCAATCATGTATGTAGTTATATATTTATTGAAAGGTAAATTGTGTTGGAGTGGTATGGTTGCAAAAAATGATGATAAAAGGACAAAGGAGGAATTGGTATACGATAAAAAGATAAAAACGACATCACAGGAATTATGCGCAGGTTTACCACATTTATATCAAAAATTAATAGATTACGCTTATAAATTGGAATTTGAGGAAAAACCAGATTATTTATATATGATAAGACAATGTAAAAATTTGCTAAAAGTTATTCAATGAGTATACAAATTGAGTATACAAATTGAGTATACAAATCGAGTATACAAATCGAGTATACAATTTTTTATAATGATGTAATAGAAATAATATAAATAATAGAAATAATAGAACTAATAGAAATAATAGAAATAATAATTAATTTAAAAATATACTTAAAGCCATATTATATATATTATTATCGACAATCTAATGAGTGAGGTTAGTTCATCTGTTACATCAGCCCCTGTTCGTCTTACTGGGCGCGTGAAGTGGTTTAATAATAAGACAGGTTTTGGGTTTATTTCCGTTGTTGGAGGAAATGACCAATTCAAGGATGCAAGTGAGGTATTTGTGCACCACTCCGCGATCACCGTAAGTCAGGAGCAATACCGTTATTTGGTGGAAGGAGAATATGTGGAGTTCTCGGTAGTGACAAATGAGTCTGGAGAGCATAAGTTTCAGGCAGGAGATGTTCGTGGTGTGAAGGGTGGAAAGTTGTTTTGCGAGACTCGTCATGAGCATCGTGGAACTACGGGTGGTAGACGTAGTGGTGGTGGTGGCGCTTCTGCAGGTGGGCGCGAACATTCAGATGGTCATCGTGAGTATCAGAGTAGGGGTGGTTCCACTGTTGGAAGAGGACGTGGTGGTCGTTCTATGCAAAGTGGCAGGGGAGGTCGTGGGGGTAGCGAGTGGATGTTAGTTCGTCGTGATCAGCAAGAGAGACGTGAATATGGCGACAGTTCACAATCACATACTCGTCATAGATCAGATAGGTCAGTATCTTCATCGGATCAATCGCAATCAAAACCTGCTGTAGCTGATCCTGCTCCTACTCCTAGTCATAGCGAGGATAGTGGAAAAACCCCACGTGTTCAAACTGCGCGAAAGCCTAGACAAGCAAAACCTTCTGCATAAATAGTGGGTAAATATGTGAACATGTCTAATGAAAAGAAATAAAAGAAAAAGAAATAAAAGAAATAAAAGAAAAAGAAATAAAAGAAATAAAAGAAATAAAAGAAATAAAAGAAAAAGAAATAAAAGAAATAAAAATTAATTTGTTATTTTTTAACAAATTAATTATTATAATATTTGATAAATACTATAAATTATTTTTTTTCATAGTTAAAGATTTACGTCTAAGTTTTTGTTTTTTTGACAAGTATTTGCTCCTTTTTACAAGAGAATACTTTCTACCATTAAAAGGGAGTAAACGTGGTTTATTTCTGCATGTGAACGCACCGTGTCGGATACCTTTACGGCGAAAGATATTATCGTTGCAAATGGCGATTGCTTTAGATTCGTCGACACTGGCATCTGAACTATCAGAGACTTCAGTGTCATTTTTAACCTTTTTGATACATTTACATAATTTTTCGGCCAAAATTTGTTCGGCTTTATTTTTTATTTTTTTATATGAATCGTTACTGGAAATAGGTAAATTATAATAATTTAATATTTTTTCATAATCATTTTTATTCAAAATACCCATATATTAAATTATACTAGTATATGTAAGTTATATTAAAAGTAGATAATAATTATTTATATAAAAAATATATTTTTATATTTTATATCAAATATAATGCCTAAATTAATAAAATCAATAAAGAAAAAAGTTGTTGTTTTTGATTTAGATGAAACACTTGGATATTTTGGACAATTAGGAAGATTTTGTAATCTATTGGATAATTATTATAAAAATCCAAACAAATCATATAGTATATTCAATGAATTGATGGACTTATATCCTGAATTTTCCAGACCAAATATTTTCAATATTTTAAAATATTTATTGCAAAAGAAAAAAGAAAACAAATGCCAAGCTCTTATGATTTATACGAATAATACAGGTGAAAAAAAATGGGCAGAGCATATTAAGAACTATTATGAGCATAAATTAAATTCGAAACTTTTCGAACAAATTATTGCTGCATTTAAGATCAACGGAAAAATAGTTGAAATAAATAGAACAACACATGAAAAATGCATAGGTGATTTTTTTAGATGCACCAAGTTATCACCTGATATAGAAATATGTTTTATTGATGATTTACATCATCCAAAAATGATAGATGATAATGTTTATTATATTCATGTAAAAGAATATAAACATGCTTTATCGGCAGATCAAATGCTGAATCGTTTTCTAAATTCGTCTTTATCGAACGATATAAAAAACAAAGATGAGTTTAAGAATTTGTCATTATTTGATTTGAAATATAATGTTGCTGAAAAAAGTAGTAAGGAACAAGAGATTGATGTCATAATTGGTAAAAAAATGTTGGAACATATAAAAGAATTTTTTGAAAAGGATGATCCAGAAATAGTATTGAAATCATACAATAAAAATCAAAAATCATTCAAAAAAAATAATAAAACAAATTCGAATCTCAACAAGAATAATAAAACTCAAAAAAAAAAATAAATTTTTTTCAATTCTTTTTAATTATTTTTGGACTATGTTTGTTGGTGGCAGGAGCATTGAGAGTATTGGGAGTAAATTTCTTAAACAATTCTACATGACGTTGATTGCGCGTTCAAGAGCGCGAACATTTTCAAGTGCCTTTGCATGTTTCTTTGTCTTTTTGTGACTGTTCATGTTGAATAACTGAACTTCGCATCCGCATTCACAAATAATCTTCGTCTTTGCTTTCTCGAGGATTTCTTCTCTGCGTTTTTGGTAGTAATCCTTATTGTAATTCTTGATTTTGTCACCCTGTTCGCGATTGTATTTCTTTTGATATTCGATCTTTTGTTCGCGATGTCTGTAATAATATCCAGTCTTATCATCAATGGAAGGTGTCACGGGAGTCTTTGGGGTGTGTAGCTCCACGATTGTTTTATCCAACGTTGGACTGTCACAACTCTCGCAACTCTCGCATGTATTGTTATTATTATGGTTATTATTATTATTCAAATTTTGTATTAATTTTGATACTGTCGATGGATCAATATTAATTTTTCTAGATTTGGCTGATCCCATATTTTTTTTAGAAACCTCACAGGATATATTCTTTTTGCATGGAATAGTGTTCATGATTGAATGATATGGATATGGATATTTGATTTGTTTTGTGTTATATGATGTGATGTTTTCTTACTACTAAATATAGTTATCATTTTTTCGTTTCAATTTTTTGACCCGACTAAAATATAAAATAATTAGTCGTTTATAATATAAACTGAGTATAAAATTGTTACAATATATCCCGCTACGCCCTCCATACCCGACACATCATTCTCCTATAACTTTGTATATGATCTGCAGCAAAATGCATGAAGCTTTCCTAAAAATATTGCGTTATTTTTTATATGCCTTTCCATAATCTCTTGCGTATTTGTAACATCAGTAACGAGAACCTTTTTATCTCCCTGTAACCAATATGTATACGGAGGGCTTTTTATAATTCTTTTGCTATTATTTATTTTAATATTATGCTGCGTTTGATTCGCTATTCTTGATGCTTGAACTTCCTCAGAATACCATCCATAATATTCCACATCTTCACCATGCTTTATTTTACGACTTTCCTCAATCTGTCTTTGCGTTTCCAATACACTATCTAGCATGCTTTTTGCTGACTCTTCACATACACATTCCATATTTCCGATAATTAATACGTTTACGTTCTATACAAATTATACCGATTATAATAATTAATTATTTTTTCAATTTTATTTAAAAAAATAATTACAAGATATTTGTCACCTTCTACGGTATCTTCTTGATTGACGCCGCCTCGACTTCTTTCTCCTAGAATTACGATTCCGATTCCGATTCTTACGCGATCTTCTCCCTCCGCCCGTTTGCGAAACCCCTTTTTTTCTACTTGCAGATTTTATACTATCAACACCCTTCATTCCTTGTTTCATATTACTAACATCTGGTTTATAATTTTCAACCAAGACAACCATTGGTTTCCCCTTACCACCTTTTTTATCTAAAATCCATTTTTTCAAATCCTCATAACTGCGATCGCCTTTATATGCATCAGGTCGTGTAAGATTATTAGGATGAAAATATAATATAGTGGGAAAACCGGATACAGAAGGAGAAATACCGCTTTTTTTAAATATATGCATATTTGAACTTTCGATGGCTCCTAAAATAATTTCATCTTTGTGTTTATCTTTTAGTTCTTCTATTAACTTATTCCAATCCGGTTTCATATTCTCACAATGACCGCATCCATCCATATAAAACAAAACAACGCCATGTTTATTCTGTAATTCCATAATTTCACTCTCAGTTAATATTTTAACTTCGTCCTTGTCATTGTCACCAAACATTTATATAACTATATATTGGTTAAATATTATTTATTATAGGGCAATATATTATAATATTTTTTTATAATAAAATAGTATATAACATAAAATATAAATGGGTTATTTAAAAAATTTATCAATACTTTTTTTATTTATAATGGTTACATATTTTGTATTAACATATACGAGTTCCGATTTTAAAGAAGCGCTAACGTTAAGAACAGATGAATCACAATGTCCAAATGTTTTAATACAAAAAGGAGCAAAATTATATTTATTTAATTCAAAGAAAAAAGAAATTCCAGGTGTAAATCCTATCGTATTCAATAATTTAGAAGAATATGTCGAATTTGTAGAATTTCAACGCGCAACAGGAACTATATGTCCAGTTTTATATTTACAACATTCAAGCGAAGCAAACGGCACCGAATCTTATAAAATTCGCCCTAGTCCCACAAACCTACAAGGGGGTCTAAGTGGAGTCGCTGCTTCTTCTTTACCTTCTTCTCCACCACCACGTCAACACATTACAAAATTACTAGATGCATCCCATCATACTCCACCATTCAATATAAATTCTTTTCCAGGATATGATGACTCAAATATGCAACAAGGAGATTTTACACCTGATATGATGCTTGATTATATTACACAATCTACCGGTCTTAGCCCAAATCCAATGGATCCAAACTGGGGAGGAGCCGATTTCACGCAATCTCTTGTTGATGGTGGATTCTACAAGGAGGATGAAATTCCTTTGAAGATTACTGGTTAGTATTAACTGCTATTATATATCATTTATCATTTATCATTCGCTAAAAGAAATTTTTTAATATTATCCACACAATTTTTATTGATTTTCCTCGTATTCCCATTTTCCATTTTTAACATAAATGTATTTAAACAATTTGGATCATCTCCTATTCTACATACAAGATTCTGTATTGTTTTATATTCCGTCATGATTTGTGTAGCCGTTTTCGAATTTATACCCGGAACAC